ACACACACTATCAAAGCTGTTTCTTGGGCGCGAATAATTCATTATAACTGGAATATTGAGTCTTGTGGCAGCGAGACCCCAAAAACTATCTGCAGCAGACACACATACTTCTGGGGTAGTATAACTGTCTCCAAACCCCCACATTCTGTCATATTTTTTTGACAAGTTGTTTCTTTCTTAGTTCAATTTTGATTCTGCTGGTTTCTCGTGCCTGCATAATAGTTAGCAAGGTACCAAGTCGACCGTATTTCTTCACAGCGTCATTGACATCTTTGCAATCTTCCCAGTTGGGTATGCTCACTGCCCAACCCAGTTCCACTGCACGATCTATGAGTTCCAGACCGGCTCGATCCTGGTCAGGTACCACTGTGATTTGTCTGCCCAGGCTGCGAATCAACTTGGCCTGTGCATCTGATATGGTATTGTGCATCACCGCAAGACCGCCAATGCAGAGTGCATCAAATATACCTTCCATGACCATGACATGCTGCCAGTCATGCGGTTGTTGATCTATACCAAACACATAACCAGGCTGGCTGTTGCTGATAAACTTTGGAGATTTGTTGTCTAAGAATCTAGCAGTCCAGCCCACCAAGCGATTGTCATAGGTAAATGGTATGGCCACAAAAGGTCTCACCCAATTCACGCCATCGTTTCTGATGGCAGTCATTGCCGGAAAATCTTCGGGCACACCTCGGCTTCTCAAGTAATCCCAATAACGTGGCATGTCGCGAGTGATCAATTCTGAGCCAGGTGGAAGGTCATCGACTTCATTGAATTGAATACCTTGTACGGCATCTGAAACTCGCTTGCGGTCATCAATGATGCCGTGTATGCTGCGATGGCGCAGACTTTCTAAATTCAGTACATCCACTTCGGCGTCGGGAACACCCAACCATGACAGCAGTCTCCGAGCTTTGAAACTCACTGTGCGGCCCAACACAAAACTGGCTGTGTATCCGCAATTGAAACAGTGATAGCTCCAACCCAGTTCATTGAGTTTGATACCGCCGCGCTGGCGACGGTCTTGACTTTGGCCATTGTGATGACAGCATACCGCATTGAAACTGAGCCAACCACTGGGACTCTGTTTGCGTTTTGCTGGCAAATAACTGGCAATATCAATCATCTGCTATAGTTTAGCAGATTTTTTGGTACAGCACAAGTTTATCGGTACTGTAGATTTTCAACTTTGCCGTTTGTGATCAACACTGTGGCATACAGAGTGTTGTTGAACTGCAATGGTAGATATCCCGAACCACCATTGGTGACCACAATTTCAGCCACTTGATTGTTGTCGCCGATGGTGGAATAGGCTTCGGCTCCAGCACCGTTGCCCAAAATTTGAACATAAGGTGGGGCCACATAACCGATTCCAGAGTTTGTGATACTGATGCCTGTTACCACACCGTTGCTGACCACAGCATTGGCCGAAGCTCCGTAACCGATAGAGTTGTTCAAGGCCACTCTCAACAAGGGATGAAATCCCACAGCGTTGAAGTACACTGTTTCTGTAGCATCATAATAATTACGGCTCTCGGTCACATTGTACCACACCGACTGATAATTTTCAGCACCTTGAATTTTTACTGTACCGGTGTAATGCACCAGATCCATCTTGATGGTGGTTAGGCTCTGCCCGTTGGTGGGAATATAACTGCTGTAGAATTCTGTCTGTTGTATGGCGTTTATGGGCTGAGGAGTCAAGGCCCAGTCAGGCCAGCTTGTGGGAGCCGTGCCCACCCACTGATTTTTGCCATATAAGTCGGGCACTGTGAGCACCGGGCTGGGCACAAACTCAGGGAACACGCTGTCCACTATGTCGCAATTGGCACGGGCTTGGCTGTTGGCGTTTACATACACTGCTTGATGATAGTTGCCCGACACACGTTCAATACTGTAACTACCGGGCTGTGCCACAATGTCGTTGGTATCTTCCGGAGACAGTACCACTTTGACTCGCCCCAGGGCAGAACTCAGCACTTCGCACTGTTTTTGCACAAACAACTGATCGCCTTCTTGATTCAGCAGGCGAAACAAGAACGTGGACCCGCCAATGTTTACCGGCTTCTGGTCTTGATTGATAAATTCAAATAGGAGTACGTTGTCGACCCCTTTGTTAATGGTTAAAGTTTTGGCGTACACAGGGTCATACCTCATAGTAAAGTATCCACCACTGGTGTCAACTAACAACACTTTGGTAATTTGTTGGTATAAGTAAACGGTGGTGCTATACATAGGAATCCTCGAACAGTATTTATGGGTAACAATATATTTGAAAAGCTAACGGAAAAATACCCGTTTATAACACTTTGCCTCTACGCCAACCAGGAGTATGTGGGGGTGGTGCAAAATCGCGACGATGTTGTGACAACTATCTATGACTTTGGCTCAGTGTTGAGCCAAGAAGACAAAATTCTGTTCTTGGAACTGGCTTCTACTTGGTGGTGGGAAAGCAATCGCAGCATTCCCATCAACATATTTTTGCGCAGGGACTGGGACCGATTTAGAGGTACCTTGCGCACTTTTGTCAACAAAGATCTAGAAATCTTGCATGGTCCAGCTTGCAGTTTACTGGACATAGCCCGCAAGAAAAGCAAACGTAAATCAATCACTTTGGTTCGACGTCTTGACTGAGCAAGTTCATGTGTAGTGCCACCAAGGCTGCGTAACTAACTGCGTGGCTTTTCTTAAATGTGTAGCCCTGACTGTCGTCGCCATCCCACACTGATGCAAACACTTCTGCCCAAGGGCGCCGCTGCAAATGCGCCTTGCCGGGACGAATGATAGAAATAAAAGCAGCCATCCTGGGTATTGAATCTGGCTTCATGAGTTTGAGCAAGTCTGTGTAGTTGCCCACATGAACCAACTGAGAGGCCCAAGGTGCGTCAGTCCACAGTCGTGACCATGGAGGTTCCTTGCTCAACAAGGCTTCGTAATGCTCGGGTCCATTCACCAAGCTGTACACACTCATGTTGAGCAAGTCAATTTTGAAATAACCACGCTGTTCCGCAGTTTCATAGTCAATGGCAGCACAGGCGCTGACCGGATCAGTGGGAATGTCTGTGACATAGATACCTGAATTGTGTTTCTTGCCATTGCTTTGCCGTGCAGGAACATGCTGAATCAATTTCAACAATGCGTCCCTGTTGGGCATGTCAATGTCAATATCTGCGCTCATTGGGTATTACACAATGCCACGGCAATGTCCACTGTTTCCTGAGCCTTTTGTAATGCAGACACAGCATCCGCCACTGTGGGGTGTTTGGCCGCTAGTTCTTGAATGTGTCTTTCATGCTCCATTTTCTTACGAGCCCAGGTCAATATTTCCATGGTCAATCCGTCTAGTTCAACTTGTGGGTGACTGTTGGTCATTGTTAGCCAACTGCTGCCATCGTAGACTTCTAGACTTGAACCATTGTAGCGAACCATGCCTGCACTGGGTCTGTTCATGTCAACATAAGGCGTTGAAAAACTACCGTTGCCGATGTGTATGCCTGGTCCGGCTGTGATACCTCTAATCATATCAATGTCCATGCAATAAAAATATACACCAACTGATGCGCCATTTGATCCAAGCCCAAGTGATTCCAAAAAGCCTTGGTTGTGATGTCACGATTGCCGTAGTTCATCTTGGTCCAGTCAATGTGATAGTGCAACACAAAGTCCAGGATGCCTAGAACAATGGCCCACACTGGCACAACGAAAAATCCCAAGATGGCCGCAGTAGCCAAGCCATGTTTGAAGCTGTGTCCTATCCCACGAAAATTCAAGTACACACCTTTGTGTTTGACTTCTTCATCGCTTTGATTAACAAAGTCCACGTACCAGTGTTTTATTTGCAACAGCACTAGAATAGCAATCACAGTCTCCATCACCAACCTGCCTTTTTTAAGATGTCACGAGCATATGTTTGTTCACTGGGATAGTCAGCAAACTTTTTCTTCCAGACATCACTGTCAATATAGCTCCATGTCATGGCCACTTGCTCGGTCGATAGTTGTGCCAAAAAGTCTGCACCTGAATCACAATTGTATATCGCCCAAGGACTCAATCGTCCACTCACAATGTCATAGCACAATGCATTCATGTTACCGTAGCGCAACATGTCGTGTGCTGGATGTTTGGTACGTTCTTGCCAGACAATACTGAGTTCAATTGCACGGCCCAAGGCATCTGCCACAGCCTCGTTGGGCAAGTACCACACAAGATACTCTGTATAAATTTTGTCACTGCACCACTGATCAATTTTCTTTTGTTGCTTCAATAACCAGTCCATGAATCTGGCAGGATTGATCACTCGAGTGTTCACACAATAGTTGCCAAATTTTATAAACGCCTTGAAGTAACTGCTGGTGCAAAAATCCTCATAGGTTTTAATTTTGCCATTTTGATGCACTTCATAGAATCTCACAAATGCCTGGAAGCCCAATCTTGTGCCGGGTTCGTTTTGCATGAGGCGTCGACGTTTGGGTTCGCACACATGAACTCCGATGGTGGTTTCTTTTTGAAAATCTTTTTTACAGTACTGACATAGGTACGTCATTGTAGTATTTTATGCTCTTGGATATAGTCTGTCAAGTATTGATTCAATATGTGATGGTGGCCAACGGCTGGATGCACCATTTCAGGTGGTACGTAAGGATGCCCGGGTGGGTATATTGTGGGCTGTACTCCTTTCTCATGTTGCCAGGCCACTGCTCGCCAAGCCAAACCGTTTATGATTTCTGGGCGATTGCGCATCGGTTCAAATCTGGCATCAGAAAGTATTTCTTGATATAAATTGTCAGCTTGTTGAAACACCAACACACGATGTCCACGCATTTTTACACTGTCCACTGTGGCTAGAAGACGATACATTAAATCTTCAGTGCGATCCAGGACACTGTGGATTTCATACTTTAACTTGAGCTCTACATACTGTTCACTATCTCTGGGGCTCCAATGCTGCATCCAACGATTTCGAAACTGTTGATTTTGAGGATTGGTCCAACGTCCTTCAAACAGATCACGATCATCCAGTATGGGAATTTCCAAACGGCTTATAAATGTCATACCCATCACATACAATGTTTTGTAGCCTGGATTGTAACTGTGCTTGTGTACTGTGCGTAAGATGCGACTGTTGGCACTGCCACCAATGGCCAAGCTCACTGCGTTGACTGCACCTGTGGGAGTTCTAATGTCCAGGCGTTCAGCTAGGTCTACATGGCCACCACCAAACGCATAGGTTTCCATGTAGCTACAACCGTTGACCACCAACTGCTCGATCATTTTGTGTCTTGACCGCTTTGTTTAAGATACTCTTTGATCTCTTTGTCTGTGACAATTTTCATCATGACATCGATTTCGTCATCCTTGTAGTGCGGGAAAATTTCCTGCAGGGCCTTGCGTTTGGCACTGGCGCCGGCTTCTTTCTTCTTGGGAGAGATCCAATTGTGACGATGTGTGCCCATGTCGGGACTCACCGTGGTGGCCATGAGCCATTGCATTTTGGGATGGCGGCTCATGCTGAAGAAATGTTTGTTG